TAGAGCCAACATAATCTCTAATTATTCTAATTTGACCTGAACCAGTGCCACCTGTCAGCTCAATATATAAATTGTTATATTCATCATCAGTTGACGATGCTAAAGCGTCTAGCGTTATGCTATCAGTACCACCAGCGGTAGCTGTTCCAGAGTGAGTATTTCCAACACTAGCGGTTAGCGTAACAGTTCCACTGATCTCATCAGGTGTTAATGTGCCTGTTGGATTAGCGCGGTATAAGTTATACGCATACTTTGGAACGCTATCAAAACTGATCTGACCCATTGACCAGCTATTATGAATATCACCAGACCTTTTGATCGTTACGGGATTCATATCCTCGTGTGTCAGAATTATGGTGTCAGCAGATTGCGTAAAGCATAAATCATCAAACTTATCGGGCGTAATATAGAAATTGTAAGTTGTAAATTCAGTTACACCTGATACTGTTTTTGTTTCATTTCCCTGGATATGCTCTTTATTTCTAAAGATAAATATCCCTTCTTTGCTTAGTGCAAGCATATAACTGTCGTTTACACTAAACTCGAATGGGATCAATTTGATTCCATCTTCAGGGCTAAACTCAGTAGGAATCTCTTTGAGCTGCCTTAAACCAGGGCGACGCTTAACGCCACCTTGAGGCTGAACAAACACATTAGTTAGCTTTGATGCGCCGTTCTGGTACTGCTTAATGTCAATACGCGAACGCAATAACGGATCAATCTCACCGCTTGTAAAGTTCGTTTGAATATCGACATACTTAGCCATTAGTAACGTACCGCAATCAAGCTATAGTCTTCGATGGCTTGTGGGGTATTACCCTGACCATCAATACTCATCGCAGTACGCATATACCCACCACGATTGTTTTCACCTGGAGTGCCTAGAGCAACACCTTTCCAGTAATCAGTCTTAGATACCTGATCAGTAATAGGCTCAGCTAAGTGCCAAGCCATTTGGTATTTGAGTAGTTGAACAAACCAAATCGGCATAACCGATTCTGATACCGAGTATTGGTAATCAATAACTATGGTTTCTTCATTGGTGAGCAACTTGTCACCGTAGATTTCCCATTTTTGAAATGGTCGAGCGCCAACTTCAGTGCTGTTAAATGCAGCTCTTGGTGGGCCAATACGATCAGAAGGGAGCTGGTATTCATACTTCCATTCATTAACGGGAGTATCAACTGTCTTAGCTAACTGAACCTTCTTAAATGAAAAAGCCCAGGGATGGGACTGAAGGGTCGAATCTCTTACGTCTGGGTATAAACGATCACAAGTATTTGCCTCGTCTGTCCCGTCATTAAAAGACGAAATGGGAGCCGCACCAAGCAGAACCAGTGCGTCTGAACATATAGTGATTCCTGTATCGCCTGTTGCCATTTCTAGCTCCTGTAAGGAAAAAGGCGGCTACCCCATATTTCAGAAGTAACCGCCTATTCAGCTTAACAACTAATTAGTCACCATCAGTTGCAGCTAAGGTAGTTCCATCTGCTACGTCTACAACGCCACCAGAGTTCGAAAGAACCTGAGCAAGTGTGCAAACAGCAGTTGAATCAGTTGAAGTTACACAATAGATCAAGTCGCCTACCTCAAGGGTATCAGACAAGGTATTGAAGTATCCTTCAGTATTCACATCAGCAATAGCGTCAGTGGTTTTGTATGCGTAGATGCTAGGAGCATTGCCACGCTTAGGTGCTGCAACAGTAGTCCAGCCAGTATTTGAATATGCCATTTCTATATCCCCCTATTATGCGCCGTCTTCGTCACAAGTGATTTCAACGATGCCTTCTGCGTCGATGCCAACAGCACCAGCAGAGAACATAGATGCAACAAGGTGAGAAGTCTTCTCAGGGATGTAGTTGATTTCGGTACGGATACCCATGCCCTCAGCCATGCCGAGAGATGATTGATGCCATGCGAAACACTGACGATCACCAGTAGTAAGAGTCAAACCACCCTCGTCACGATCACCGATAACGTGGAAGTTAAAGCCTAAGAAAGTGTTTACTTCGCCTGAAACCAATGCGCGAACGCTGTTGAAATCAGATGAAGTCACTTCAGTTTCACCCAACAACGCAGAAAGGTTGTTAGCGTGGATCAACATATGACGACCTTCAGCAGGTACGTTGTTAGCGTCCATCAACTTCTTAGCTTCTAACAGCTTGTCCATGTTCAGGTTGGTGTTAGCACCACCGATTGAAGAAGCAACAGTTAGAGAAGTAGAAGCTGCGTCAAGTGCATCGATGATCAACTGGTCAGCACGACGACCGATTGACTTAGATACAACTTGAACCAACTCAGAACGCTCGTCGAAGTTGATTTTAGCTTGGTTGAAGATGTCTGAGTACTCAGCAGCGATGTAATCTGACAAGGTTACAGTTGCTTGAGAGTAATCAACATTCATTGGAGTAACGTCAGTTTGTGGAACACGAACTTGCGCTACGCCTTTGCCAATTTTAGGGAACTTGTGAGTAGAACCTTCTACACCAGTACGAAGACGGACGGTATTACGCAACATAGACTCACCCTGGTAAGCCTGTTTAACCTCCGCATCGAACAGCGTAACAAAGGCGTTTGATACATTAATTGCCATTGTGATCTCCTGATCAATAATTTACGGTTAAAGTTTCGCTCTTATGGTTGTCCACATTGCGTGGGCCTGAACTTGCGTTTTACAACTCGCCCGTTGAGTAGGTCACTACTATTTAGGGTCGCTAATGCGATTAGCCTACGGTGATTTTATACACGAATCAGAAACTTGCAACAAGTATTTAAAGAAAAACCCCAATTAAGGGGTTTAACTTTACTATTGACCAAATGCCTGTTCGAACATCTTTTCAACTTTTCGTCGATAAGCTGGGTCAGTCTTGTACTCTGGCTTGCCTACCATCTCATATAGCTCATCTTTTGATGGCATATCTGATGATGGAGCAGTCTCAATCTGTACTCGACCTTCATACGAAGAACGTAGCTTTTGAAGTGCTTTGATGCCATTGGCAGTGCCACCCCAAATCTTAAACTCTTCGTAATCCTCTTGCCCCCAAATGCCTTTATCAACAAAGCCCTGTCCCCAGGTTGCCATGTTCTTAATAATGGCATCTGCATTAGGGCCTAGAGCTGCTCGCTCTTGCTCTAATGAGACTTGGATTTGTTGCGCCTCATTGCCTCCAAACTCCAAGACTGCTGATGCAAGCTCGTCAAAAGCCTCTTGATTGATACCGTTCTTCTTTGCCCATTCAACATAAGCGCCGACAACAGGATCGTCTTCTGTCGAGCCATTGAACACATCCATCGTGTAGTCTTCTGGAGCTTTGTGATCACCAGCACGGAACTTCTTTTCTAGCTCTGCGTATGATTTGGCAATCTCTTCAAGCATTGGTTCATTGTCGTCCTTAGCCCAGAACTTCTCTGGCCACCAATCAGGACGCTCTAATGGTTCTGCTGACTCCGCTTCAGGGTCAGCAGCCACATGGCTGATTTCCGCTTCAGCAGAGGTTGTGCTGTCTTCTTGTGTTTCAGCTTCCGCTGCTACACCGTCTAACAGGCCACCGCCTTCTTCGGTTTCGCTCATTCTTTAATCCTCTTGATACGTTTTTCAATGTCGCGAATGACAGCATTCTGTCCTTCACGGTAAAACCCGTAGCTGCTTTCAGCTCCAGGTTGCCAGCTTGGATTCTCAAGATAAGTCTCTCGAAGCCATGCCAACACTTTTTGCCCATTCTCAGTCGAGAATGTTCGTGCAATTAGGATGTCAAGATCGTCGCGTTTACGGTCTTCTGGAATGCTTACGTCAGGCTCAATTTCGTCCCAGCTCATTGAGTCATGCCTTCAGCAGCCATTTCTGCCGATTGCATAGGACTAGCGCCTTGCATTTGTGCTTGTTGGACTGCCATCGCCATTTGCTGAGCTTCCATCATCATCTGCTCACGCTCCATAGGCGTTGTGCGGATAGCGGCAGGAATACCCATCTTGTCAGCTACATAGTCAATCATGTCGCCTGTCTTAACAGCCAACTGACCTTCTGGCCCCATACCTTGTGCGATTTGAGCGAACTGCATAATCTGATTCACCTCTTCCATATTCTGTGCTGCTGCCAATGGAGAAGTAGGACTTACCTTGACTTCTAAGCCATCGACCTTCAACGGAAGGGTAATCATGCCATTCTGATCCATAACTTCCAGTGTCTTAGCAACCAGTGGGATCATAGTCTCGTTGACCAATCGACCAAACGCAGAACCTAAGTTCTGAGCTAGCTCTTTCATACGCTCGACAACTTCTGTCGCAGAGCGAGCAGACATATTGTCAGGCGGCAATGATTCATCTAAAAGTGTTTTCTTAATATTCATGCGTAAGTCATTGATAATAATCTGACTTACGTTGAAATCACCTGCTCGTGGTAGAGCGCGGAGAGATTCACCTTGAGGGCCACCATTCCTCGCAACAGGTATGATCGCGCCAGGAACGATTCGTATTGTTTGCGGGTTCAATACGCCATCGTCTGCTGCTGTGTACACGCCCGTGATAGCCAGTGACGCATTTTTTAACAACAACTCAAGCGTCTTGTTCAGGGTCTTAATGTCAGGCAGCGCAGTAATCACTGGGCCGCGACCATAGATTTCACCAGCCACTTTCATAAAACGGCTGACTACCCAAGGGCTAGACTTCTGGCGCTTGTAAACTAGCTCAGATTTGCTCTTTGGGTGAATAACGTGATAGCAATAATCGCCACGATCATAGTCGTAAATAGTTGCTTCAACTAAGTCAACTTCTTCAGTTGGCTTATCATCAATTCGTTTTTGTAGCTCAGAATCAATTTCAGCGTCAGGCCACTGCTGCTTAATCGCTTCGCCCTTAATACGCATACGACGGTACACATTGTCTACCTGACCGTTTGCGCCTTCTTCAAATGCCACAAGATACTGAGGAACAGGGATAAAGTTAATCGGTGTAATGCCATCGCCAGGTTGAACCAGCATCACTGCTGTACCAACTGACAGGTCAAGCAAGAACTCACCAATCGCAATGTCAAAGTTCGACTGCTTTAACACATCGAACATTTTGTCATTAAATACGTCTAAAGCTTGTTGTACTTCAAATCGACGCTCAGGTGGAACATCGCTACCTGGCTCTAGCTTGCACCACTTACGCTGTGGCGGGAAGATGCCAGATTGCATACGGTTAGCAAAACGCTGAGTTGAGTTAATAGCGGTAGAGTCAAATACACGACTCATCTTCTTTTGACCGCCTATTTTGCCCTCAAAGTCACCGTCATAAAGGTTACGCTGTGGCAATGCAAACTCGTACGCATCTTCGTACAAGTCACGGAAATTGTCTTTGCGAGATTGAGCAAGCTGTTGACGCTTAATAATCTGCTCTGGTGTGAGTTTCTTTGGCTCTGCCATTGCAGGCTCCTTATTCGTACCAAGTCAAAATGATTTCAGCGGGCTGTGCTGATCCGCTGTTGTTAGTTAAACGCAGCAAATAAGTTGTTAGCGGCTTAAGAATAATACTCGCTGATGACACATCGCCACCTGCTGCTTTCTTTTTAACACCACCAATCAAAATGTACTGGGCTAGCGTTGTTCCTGTTGAACTTACAGTAGGAGACAATAAGATAGCGGAGTTGCTAGTGTTAGTACTATTGCGATCTAAGTTGATAGAGCCTAACGGCGTTCCGCCTGACACGGTTGCGTTTTCATAGAAGTAACCCATGCCGTTGCCGCCACTAATGCCTTCAACATTCATTCTTGCTTCAACGCCAGAACCAAACGCAATCGCTAAATCTAAGCTAGCACCATCAGCCAATGAGGTTGATACTGCGCCAGCAGAATAGGCATCACCTTGGATAATATGCCCCTCAAGCGTAGATACTGTCGGTAGTCCGTAAGCTGTGCTTATTAGTACCTGCTCATCATTGCCATCTATATAGGACGGTGACGTATGCTTAGTATTGATACCAAGCGATTCGCGTTTTACGACAAGGCGTGTCATTTCTTCTTACGCTCAGCCTCAGAATAAGCAATAGCCGCAGCTTGCTTCTTACTTGTTACCTTTTTGCCAGAGCTAGACTTTAGTTTGCCTTTTGCAAACTCTTTCATCACTTTAGCAATCTTTTCTTGCTTCACGATATGATATCCGTACCAAGACCAAGCTCTGAATCTTCACGATCAGCTAACAACATACGGCGACCGCCTCGCTGACGAGCAAGTGTTTTAGCCTGAAGTGCAGCACCTTCACGAGCTGTTTGCGCTTGTTGACGCTTCTCTTGTGACTCTAACTGCTCTCGTTGAATTCTTAACTGCTCTTCTTGAGCCGAAGTGTCAGGTTTACCAAATATAGCACTCATCATTAACCACCTAATGTATCTTGGGTATCGCCTAAACTACGAGAAAACAAACCACCCATGCCGCGACGTGCTCGTAAAGAGGCTTGCCTTTGCATTGCTGCTTGCGTGTCCGCTGCTGTTGCAGTAACTTTTTCTGGAGCTGTGGCTGTAGGCTGTTTGCCTTTGCCTGTAACTTTTTCAACTACAGCGCTCATAATTTAATCCTTTGTAATTGCCATCATAAAAAAGTCAGAACCATCGGGGCCAAATCGCCTCATTACACCATCATCTGAAAAGCCTAAGCACTTTGCCCACTTGTACGCTCTGATATCATCGCATCTTACTGTAATTTGTAAACGATTCAACCTATCTTTTTGAAATTTAAGCGCAATCCACTTTTTTGCAACCTTTGTCATAGCAAGACCGTAGCGTCTTACTGCCTCATCCACTAAGAACCAACCTTCTTCTAAGCCTGTCCAGATGGGTGATGAGCCAAAGATGCCAAGCGTTTTACCACGCTGTATTACCGTAATCGCCTGACCACCTTCTGCTTGCGTCGTTATGCGATGACGTAACTCAGACTCATCATGTCCTTGTAAGTCAGGCTGATTCAACACAAAGTTATTTAGATGTTCGCGCATAAATGGCACGATCACCACACCAGGTGGCAACTTACAGACAAGATTCAGGTCTAAAGGGTTCATCCAAATACGTCAAAATCAGCCGTTGTCAATGTCTGTGCGACAAAAGTTTTGTTTGTGCTAGCCGTATTGCGGCGCGTCATATTGCGGTATTCGCCGCCACCCACTAGCAAATAACCAAATGCGTCACCAACGTGTGAGTGTTCGTTCTTATTTGGCGAATCTTTGAATCGCTCTTGCCCAGCGCCCACCGCGATCCGCTTGAAATGATAACCGCCGCTTAGCGATTTGCGTACCATCTTGCACGACTTATGTACTAGCAAGCCAGGTTTACCCATTACCATACGGTTCATTGGTGCAGCGCTTGCCTCACGACGTGCCTTGAAATCGTTGGTTGCCGTAGGCTGTGCCTTTAGGCCCAGTGTGCGTAGGTACTCGAACGCCGTCGTCTCATAGATTGCATCACGCTGCTGACCTGCGGGGTCGCCCCAGACCAACACTTCGTAGTTAGGGAACCGAGTTTGCAGCTCTGCGAGCAGCTCGTTACCAAAACGCTCAAGACCCATGTCAAATGTGACGATCTCATGGAAGACTCGCCACTGTCCTGACGGATGACGTTGACCAAAGACCGCCGCTGGTGTCAAACCAAAGTCAAGTCCTACCTGAATCGGCAGGTTAGGGTCAGGTACGATCTCCTCAGTTGACATTAACTGGTCGTCATACTCTGGCCATACAGGTCTTCCCTCTTGTACATAGGTATATTTACCCTCTGCATAACAGCGAATCCAATCGAGGTTCTTACCCGCTAGCTGCTGTAAGTAGTAACCAGGCGGTAGGTTCTTGAGATTCTCCCCTTTAGGGTTGAGCTTCCACCATTTACCTGCGCCAAAGACGTGATCATTGGCCTCTGGGTTCTCCGGTAGCTCTTCTTGCGGCACATCGATGATGCCGCCAGGCTGCGAATAGAACTTCCACGCATATTTACCCGTTATCGGTTCCTTCTCGGCTAGTCTGAACCACCAGTGATCGTCGTCCATCGGGTTGGTATCCATCCAAATACCATGCCAAGTCGCGCCACCTTCACGTTTTGACGGGTAACGACCCACACGGTGTGTCAATCCGTCGATAACCGCCTTTGGTAGCTCTCGTGCCTCGTTGACCCAGGCTCCCGTTAATTCAAGGGATAGCAACTTCCGTACGTCTTTTGGCTGGTCGAGCGCCATAAAGATGACTTCGCAGTCCACACCCGCCGCTTCGCCTCTTGGTGGCAGCTTAATGTGATGCGTTATAGGCGGAGTCCAGCGCAGAGGCCCAAACGTATCCTCTGGAAAGATGTCAGTCCACGTCTTAATGGTGGTGGTCTTCAACTCAGGGTAGCTGTTACGCACGATAACGAAGCGGCTATAACGTATCCCGTCATTGGGTGAAGGTTTTTGCTGCAACGCCACCTTCATCACCTTCAAACAGCTTACATAGGACTTACCAGAACCTACAGGGCCACATATACCCGTTACAAAGGAGTCATCCTGAAGGAACTTATACGCAATAGGACTACTACTTAGATCAACATTAACACCAGGAAAGCCATCACTCATCGACGACCTCCGCTTCTTGCTCGATCTCGACAGGTGCTTTGACGTTAAAGCCGATAACAGACGGCTTATCCATGTTCTGCTCGACCTCTAACAAGCCCGCAGCCTTCGCTAAGGTACGCAATGTCTGAACTTTATCGTGTAATTCAACCGTTACGGTGGATGCACCATCTTTGCTAATAGTAGAAGTCACCTTCTTAATGGCTCTATGGGCATATTCTGGAATATCTTTGGCCGCCTTCAGGCGAACATTGCCATACTCATCCCAATCCATGATGTCACGCACAGAGGTCGTGGCCATACACAACATTTCTGTTGCTATCGCCTCTTTATTCTGCTTAATGGTATTGCTCTTTTTTAGCTCAGTGACACGGGGCTTACTACCACCATATCCTTTAAGGCTAGGTATTACGTTCTTTTTTGTCATATAGCACCTTTAGTCATTGACAGGGAATATAGCAGTAGTACAATTATTTTAAAAGGCAATTCCTGTAAGGCCACCTAAGGTATGAAAAACTACCAAGATACTCCAGTGGCCCTATCAGTCTGGGATAAACGTTATACGACGATAATTCTTACAGGAAACCCTTAATGGGATGCCAAGCCGAACAGAGTCCGCTCCTGACGTAGGCTGAAGCATTAGTCGAGCATCCGCTCCCTAACCATTAATCGGTCAGACCAACCAATAATCATTGGCTAATCCTGAATAGACGGGAGTTAGCCTATTGCCTTCCACTACAGCACAAACGATATATCCCTCTCCTCTCTCGTATACATTGCTCTGCACGATCTAAAAAGCCCGATCAAGGATTTTCCAGAAAATTTTGCGTGAATTTACTCAATCCCAAAAAACTCAGAAAATTTTGCGTGAGGGGGATACGACGCACCCACCACCCCATCCCCCCCAAAGGGTGCTTTTCTACGAGCGCAACATGATCGATACGCTAGCGGGTGGCCTACCTCGGGATTTAAATAAGACCTGGGTGGCTTTTTTGAAGTCTTCGAGCGTGTAGCGGGTGGCTAACTTGGTGTATATATCCTTTTCGTATTGATGAGATATTCCATAGACTGCCAGGGCTTCCTGCCACACACGATACAAACTAGTAGGTTTAGCTAATACCTCATCATTTGATTTGTTAGTAAGCACTAACTTATCTTTATGTTCTTTAATGGTTTTATCTTGTCGCTCTTTGTCTTGTTGATCCTGGTTAGCTTGGTGCCAATCGTCAGGATGTGGTGGGTTATTTGGATCGTAGACTATCGCTCTAGGCTTAGCGTGTTTACCTACTGTATAGCTGTTGTTGATTGTTATTAGATAGCCACGTTGAGTAAGCCAATCAATATGCGCTTTCATGGTTGGCTTTGATATACCCATGTCGTCCGCCATTCTTTCTATGCTGGGCCAAGCATTCCCTTTGTGATTAGCGTATGAGCATATTGTTAATAGCGCTCGCATTCTCTGAATAGTAAAGCGCTTATCCTGGGCCGCTCGATAAGGAACAACAATATAGATTCTTTTGTCTTCGGCTATCTCAGGTTTAAAGTCTTCCGGTTTCTTTGGTTCAAGCATAAAAAAAGGCCCTCTAAATGAAGGCCTTATGTTATAGCAAATAGAAAAGTATTGGTGGGATTAGCAGATAGGCAGCGATTGCCAGCGCTTGTACATTGTTCACAACCCCATCTTAATCAATAGCCAAGCGCCCAGCTCAGCTAGTCCGACAATAACCACCCAAAAGACTAAGCAAACGATTGCTAGGCCCCAGGTCATTGGGTAAACGTCATTTAATTGGACGACTAGATAGCCAAGTAAGCTAGTAAAGATAAGGTAAAGGCCCATAGCCGCTAATGCTTTAATGGTCATGAGTGAAATGCCCCGTCTTCAGTGAAGTAATACTCATTCGATTCGCAGAGCTCCTCAAGCCCTTCATCCGAATAGATATATTCGCCCTCATCATGTAGAAAGCTAAGAGAATTCTCGATATTGAATTCCTTTAGCGCCTGGATAACGTAAATATCATAGATAACACTTGTTAAAGGTAAATCATCAGGGTTTAATGCTTTTAGCTTTTCATCATCATAGCCAGTTAAGGATATGGATTCGCCGCGATCAGGGAAAAGGCCAACGGAATAATCTAAATTACCGTCAATTTCATTAGCTAGCGCCTTTAATGATTCGATAAAGTCATTAACGGCAAAATCGCCTAAATCATGCCAATTATCCCTTATCCAAGAATAAACGGCCTCTTTATCGGGATGCTGGTCAATGGTATACGCTTGGATTGTTTCTTGCTTAATCATTATTAGCACTCCCACAATTCTTGAGCCAGGTCTTCAAGGCCCATAGGATCATCATAATATCTAGCGATATATTTATCAGACCACCAATACCCTTCAACGGTTTTTAACTTGGTGTCGATAAAGATATTAGGGCCACCACCAGCGACCATAAAACGCGCGCCTCTAACGGTTTGCTTGTCTGAATTAACGTAGTATTCAACGTCGTAATAGCCGTCGATATAATCGAAAGCGCTGAGAATATCGCCTACTTCATAAAGGCCTTCCCAATAATCGTTTTCTGTTACCTGGTAACCGTTTTCGATTGTTTTAACAATATGGTCTACTTGTTCCTGTAATCGGGTATTAGTAGATTTTTTTGCCGTGTTCATAAGCTATGTTCCTATTTGGTAAATGTTTAGCTTTGTCTTATTGACAAGTGTCATTTTAGGAAATTATTGCAACGTGTCAATACTTTTTTTCAATTATTTCAAGGTATTAGGTACTTTTCCCTATATAGGCAAGCAAAGCCCTGGGGCGTTAATTCGGCCGTATATTCCAAACCACCGCTGTATTCCAAACCATCGCAGATTCGATTTAACGGCACCACAACCCGCCATTTCTGGTAGTCCAGCTTGTACCACAGAACAGGATGTAGCCCACCTTGTTCTGCCTGGGCCACTGTCTGTGTCCACCATTGAGCCAGTAGCGGTTTCTTGGCCCGTTTAACTTCTATGGCCCAACCATCCAAACCACTGAGGTCAAAGCCACCTGAGCGCCATTGGTCTAGGTTTCTCTCTACCTTTATCCCTAGCTCATCGAAGATAATCTTGGCCACTTCTCTCTCAGCAGCAGCTCCTTTATTACGGCTATTAATCGCCATAAAGACTCTCCATTGCCATCTCAATCACTAGCTCAGGATATTGATCCTGTAGCCTGTAAATAGCCATCTCATCTAACGGGTAGCCTGAGTGCGCCCAGGTAGCATCACAAATAAAGGCATCACAAAAGTCAGGTGCATCCTTTGAATCAACCCCATCGATCATAATGTCAACCACTTCTTTTCCATCAAGCGTTACCATTCATCTCCTCCAATAGTCTTTCCAGTGCGTCTCTTCCACGCTTCTTTTCAATCGCATCCTTACGAGCATTCCACCAGCCACGTCCATTCTTACGGGCTTGTTCCTTCCAATACCTAGCCTCACACTCAAGCATATATTGAGCCAAGTCGGTCTTCTTATACATCAATCAAACATATCCAATTGACAATTAAATACCTCACAGGATTCTTCACAAGAACCCGAAGCTGATCGCAATGTCCTTAGTAGCTCTTCACGAGTATTGTCTTCAAATGCCTCTGTAATCCCGTTAAAGGTCTGATAGTTACGATAGCAAGCCTCATTTGGAATACCTGCTTCTTTTCTGCCAGCAGTAACGTGCATTCCATCTCGATACACCATGTCACGCCACTGATCAGCAAGATAAGGTTCATCTCTTTGCCCTAATGCAATTCGATTAGCGCCTTTTTTGATACAGAACACGCAATTACCGAGGTAATCAGGCAAGCCTAAGTCGAATGGTTGGTCATACCACCAATCATTAATGTCTTGCTTGTCTTTAACGGATAATTCAGCCAAATAGCGCATATTAGGCACATCTTTTAATCGTTTAGGCTCATCAATACGAATGCCAAGCCATGTTGTGTAGTTATCTTTGCCAAACTGATCAATACACCACTTCTTAAACGGCATAATCTTCATTACATCAGTACATTTCGGCATAGTTACATGAGGCATACCGTATTTCTTGGTGTAGTC